TGATCTCCTGCGTCTTGATCGGAAACGGTTATTCGCTGTGAACCTGACATTTCATCATACTCATGAAATAGTTGAGCTTTATTCTCAAGCACTTCCTTTGTGATATGTGGCCACTTGCGAATAATGTAATTGGCTGTGCGGTTGTTCGGATGATGGTAATGCTCCATATCGTCGATTGATGTTGCCCCATGATTCGGGATGATGTCTTTCGGGTGAGGCATGGAGATTTCTATTTCCCCGACATAACCTGCTTTTTTGACGTTGTTGTTCCAATGAATTTTGTGGAAAGCCCCACCAAACTTCATTACCCTACGCTCATTATGGAGGTTAATTTCTTCAAGTGATGGTTGAGCTGAACGAACAACATACATGACATAGTTTTTGAGGATTCCGACAGATTCTTCATCATCTTGAGCTATGGCCTTAAAGTCAGGGTCTGGGACATCTAACGAAATAAGACTATCTATACACATCCTCGGAAAATTAATTATAGTTCGAGGCGATCTGTTGCTATTACTAAATTCATCTTCAAGGTTTTGAAAATCTCTACCTGCATTGTATATACTCTCCCAGGCATCAAATCTCTTATTCCAAGGATCTTTTGACCTCTTGTCGGACTCGAAAATTGGTTGCCATTTTTCAATCAAGTCGTAATCTTCTTGGGCTTGTTCATCCGTGGTCATGCTTCGTTTCACCTTCTTCCACGCCTTCTTTACTCCCTTAATAATATCCACCCATGCACCCCCTAAAAATAGGCACTAAAAAGCACCCTTCAAAAGAGTGCTAATTGCTGTTTTCCTTTTTTATATCCCAAATACTTCAATATGTCTTTTTCTCTGCCTTTTGAGTAGAATTTTTGCCTTGGATACCAATCAAAAAATGACTTATTATTCTTGCTACTATTACACCGTTTACAGGCCGTGATTATATTATCCCTCGAATACTCGCCGCCATCATCTAATGGAACAAAATGCTCTTGGGCTAATTCGCTTGTTTTCTTACCGCAATATGCACAACTATGGTCAAAGTAATCGCAACATTTATCCCATTGTTCGTCCGTCAATGTAGCTGGAAGTGATTTTTTCTTTGTTCTTCGCCTTTGGCTACCCATGCGGCTAACCATTTTTCCCCTATCGGTTTGAAGGTATTCCCTAGCGTATGCCTGTCTTTTTTCTTTATCCTGATTGGCTGCATAGCGGTCTTTATTCCTGAGATTCCTCTCGCTGTTTTTAGGGCCAAGAACATCCTTATTCTTAATCCAATATTGTCGTTGTCGCTCTGCAAGTTTTTCGTGGTTATTTTCTCTGTATTGCTTCCTGTATAATTGTATCTTTGGTTTATTCTTAACCAAGTATTGTCTCTTGTTTTCCAATATTGGTTCTCTGTTCTCGTTATAATATTTCTTACAACACGGCCTACACCTTTGCTCCAACCCATCCCATCTTTGCTTATTCTTATTGAAGTTTTCGGGGCATATTGGTAATACGGCTTTACAATGACAACATTCCTTGTGTTCGACTCCGTTAATAAAAATATGAGGCTTTCTACGCATAACAAAAACCACCCTCCGTAAAGTAGTTGCTTTTCCGCGAATTATATTGTGGGAAGGTACACGGATACCGTTCGAGGCAAGGAGCTACCTTGCGTCTATCCCACGTAATTATTATACCATATTTTGTCTCACATATCTACTTCTTCCTCCGATACTTAGCCATCTCCACATACTTATCGCTAAACTCAATATTAGCCTTAACTCTCGCCTTCTCTTCTTCGCTCATGTTGGGAGGTAGCTCGAATTGAGCGTTGCGTTCGATTGTGAATCTTTGTTGGGATCTACTTGCATTTGCGATCATATCCGACATTAGGATATCGTCGTGTTTGCCCGACTCTGCATCCGGTCTGCCGTTTTTGTCCTTAACAAAGGTTAAGCATTCCTGGAGTGTCCCAATATGAGTAAACAGGTCGATGTTTTCCTTTATCAAGACTATTTCCAAGCTAATCATATACGGTCTAGTGTTGCCATCGGTCTTGTAACCGTCCTTGTATTGTTTCCTGTGACCAACCTCATCTAGTAATTCTCGCCTGTATTGTCTAGGGTAATTAAGACGAGCCAATTCAAGCACAGGATATAAGTCGAAGTTGACTTCTATTGAGATAAGTGCATTGTTGTAATACCGGCCTAAGCAATACATTTGATGAGCGTATGGGTCGGCTCCTAAGTCGCCATGTAGGGTTGCTACACGTTTTCCGTTAGAGTTATCAAGAACTGTACTAGCGAAGGAATCACTCCCTTCACCGCTCGTATCGCCACCGGCAACATAAGGATGTCCTGCTTTCGGTTCCTCGTAGATGTAAATGAAATCACCAAGACCTTCAACAAATCTAATTGAGCTGTCTTTGATTTTGTCTTTGGTTTCAGGGTTATTCCATTCAAATAAAAAAGAACCTCGTTTGGGAGGTTTCAATTTGTACTGTTTTTTAAGTTGTTCAATTCGCATTGAGATTTGTTTTACGTTAAACACCGGACGGCCTGTAGAAAGGAAACTTTCGGCTGGAAAACCAGGATTTTCTTGTTTCATCATATCCCAATCGCCGTTACAGTCATTCTTCGCCATCCAGATATACCACTTTATCTGTTCAGGAGTAAGGTTAAATAGTCCAGTTATCTCCTTGATATACTTAGAATTTTCTTCATCCAATGAGGACATTATTTCGGCTAATTCTTCTTTTGTGCAGGGCATTACGTTTAACGGGTCGTCGTGCCATGCAAAGAACATCGGAATCCATTGATTTTCACCGGCCTCCGCTGCATCCCACAGGTCCTTGAAGTCGTTCATTCCGTTGCCGGTGCTTTCTATCACTACTATTGTTCCAGGTACTTTAGGGACTGATTGGAGAATACCGGTTAAGCTTTTCTTTGGATTTCCCTTATAAAAAGCAAACTCTGATAAGTGAACGTAAAAGTTAGTATCAGAACGTCCAATATCTTCACTACCTGCTGTTTGCACTTTTATTCTACTGTTTAAGCCTTCAATTTTTCCTTTATAGTGAGGAGGCTTATCAAATATCAACTCTCTTGCATTAGACGCTTGTTGCAATGGCTGAATTTGAGGCGGTAAATACTTGTAAATATACTTAGACTTCTCGAAAATCGCATTCGTGCTATCATCTACAGAGGTATTTAGCCTGAACATATGTTGAAATGCCACCTTGGCGATACTTCAATATAATAATCCTGACCGGTATTCCCTGAGACTCAAGTTCCTTTATCTTTGCCTCAATTCTCTTTTGAGTGTTATTGAGAACAAAGGGTATTTGATCTCCTTCTTTGTTGACGATCTTGACGTTGTACTTGAGGAAGTACTCATCATCCCTCCTAGCCGCCTCTTGCTTTAATTGCTCATAATAGGCAGCCAATTGGGCTTGAGTCATTTTCTTCTGCTTAGGTTGCTCTTCTGCTTTTGGCTTTTCTACCTTTGGCTTTTTGGCAGTAGCTTTTTTCGGTTCCTTTTTAACTTTTTGCTCTGCCATGATCTCCACTCCTTATCACCAATCACACCAACCAACTTTCGATTCAGGGCTTTGACTCTCTACCACAATCTTCTCATCCCTGCATCGACCTAAATCATAGTTCCATCGTTTGCAGGTTGCACAGTTGACTCGAATGTTAGGTTCTATTTCGATGAAGCATTTGCACGCTCTATTTTCTGCCATAGGTTGTCCTCCTGTGGATTTGGCTAGTTGTATCTTTAGCGAAGGTTTATTTTGTCGTGTTATGGGTCTACTACGCATTAAACCAATACTTTGTAATACCATATATAAGGTGTACTAGCTGTTAACGCAACACCTGCCGAATTTAAAGCGAACTTTAATGTCGTTAATTGGGTATCATAGGCCACCACATTAGCAATTTTTACAACAGAATTACCATTTGCAGGAGTAATTATCACTCCTTTCGGAGCTACAGAACGAGGGGTATTAAATGTCACTGTTACGATCCCTCCTCCAAGAATAGGGTCTGTACCTGTCGTAACAGTAATCTTACCCTCTATGTCTGTCCCAACTATTGAAGCTGTTGCCGATGTACCTGCTCCTGTAGATGTTGTAACGGTTGGCGTTTTAGATGTTGACCCAATATCACCTATAATTGCCCATGAATCAACCGTTATGCCTAATGATTGCCATAATATCGATCCTGTTTTCCCGTCTGTTTGCACATATTTTACGCCTACTTCTCCAGGCGTAACTATCCCTAATGGACTTGACGTACCCCCAATAGAACCCGTTACCTTATCTATTGTTGCCCACTGGAACTGGGTTGCTCCAGATAATAACGTGTTGCTTTCATCCCATGCTAAATGGCCAATATTTGTGTCTCCGTCTGTCCTGATATCTATGGCTACAGCTCCTGCAATATCAAAAGTGTTACCTGAGAATTTAACTAGTTTAACCCCTCTAATTGCTACAGCATATCCAGTTAAGTATAATTGTTTGAAAACATTCCCATTTATAAATATTCTAGCATTTTCCACACCCAATAAACCGTATATCCCGTGACCATTTTTAGCCACAATTCTATTACCATTAATCATAACGTCACCATTAATATGATCCAGTCTAATGGCCGATTCTACCCCAGCCGTGGCATATGCAACATCACCAGAATTTATAATATTGTTATTTATATTTAGGTTCGTTGCAAAATCAACCCCAATACCCATACCAACATCATCCATCACATTGTTAGCTACTATAACGTCTGTCGCATACGATGTTGCAGTACCATGGACGGCAATTCCGTATTGCCTGCCTATTCCGGGTTGACCACCAGGATTATTAATGATATTACCAGTTATTGTTGCTCTAGGTCTTAAATTAGTCCCAGCCATATACGCTGGCACATAGGATATTGCACCTTCTTGTGCTACGTTTTTATCAGACCATTGACCATTAACTATTACGTTATCTGCACAAATAAATTCTGATACCGATTTACCAGATATAGCACAAAACGCACACTGTTCAAAATAATTACCAATGACCCTAGCCCCACCCCACGCAGGATAAAAATGTACGGGCGATATGTCGTTTATTCCAACATGCATTCCATACCCATAAAAATAATTTCCAATTACTTCGGCTGTCGAGAAATTTCCATGAGGAAGATCATTCACATCATCCCTGTTGCATAAAAATATTCCACCAGGAGAAGCACCTGCAATAGCTGGAGTTGCTGTCCCAATACAAACGTTATGATTAAATCGTATAAACCCATCAACATTCGCTTGCCCACTCATTACTGACATAATAGAGGTCATTTCCTGGTCTACACCCGTGGCTTCTGCTTGGCCTATAAATTTATTATGTGATAGATCAATTACGCCGCCAAAGTTATTAATGTTCACGCAAGTCCTTACCGTATCCTTAAATGTCACATGCTGTATGTCTACATAACTACCAGCTGGACAAAAACCGATAAGGATATATGGTCTACCTGCTTGGTTTGTTTTATTACCATCAATTGTTCCACCACGGATTTTTAGTTTTATTGTAACACCGCCAGTAAACATAAATCCCGACGGAGAATTTGGTTTAGCGAGTAATACTGCGTTATCATCCATTATCAAACTAACTTTGTCAGGCAATGTTAAACCATCTAAAATATAAACACCTGATGGCACTCTAACGTCTTTGCCGTTGGCGGTATCTAGAGTTAACTTAAATGCAATCGTATCATCTACACCATTCGGCGCAGGTATTACTGTCGGATTATCAGCCTGATATTCACTAATGTCTTTCTTGATTCCCCCACTAGCATCAAATCTAGATTGCGACATAGGAAATCCCCTCCCCACTTACTGAGGCATCAATCCATACTTGATTGGCGTTTGCTACTGCAAAGGTAAAAGCCTCCTTAGATGCAAGTTCAACTCCGTATCTAAGATTACTG